TGTTCCAGTTCGACGAACCGAACGTGAACGTGCCCGACAGCGTGGCGCCGGCCTTGTGGATCGTCATGGCAAAGGGGCACACCGTGTCCGGGCATGCCGGCAGTACCGGCGCGTCCTTCACGAAGTTGCCCGCCGCGTCGAGATCCACGATCGGGCCGGCAATGACGCGCTCCGTGCCGGCGGCATCGACGCCCCACAGCACCGAGCGCGCCTTGTTGGCGGTCAGGGTGATGGCGGCGCCCGTCACGAAGTCGCTGGTCGGCGTGGCGCCTCCCGACACGGCTGCGTTGTTCAGCGCGATCCCGCGCAACGCGTAGTTGAAGGCCGACGTCGAGAACGTCGTCGCGGCACCCGAGATGCCGGTCAGGCCGGCCTTGACGAACGTGGCGGTGTAGCCAGCTTGTGCGAGGTTGTCCATGAAGCTTTCCTTTCCCGGATGTTGGGGTTACGCCGTCGTGCGCAGCGCGGCAGCCGAGGTCGTAGGCGCCCCGGTGTTGGCGCCGCCGGCTGTCACGCCGGAGTGCACGTGCGCGTTCAGTTGCGTGCGCAACGCGTCGAGGTCGAGGCGCATGTCCTCGACCAGCGCGCGCAGTGCCGCGACTTCGCGCTTGCTCGGCAGTGCGTTGACCTGTTTCGAGACCGATGCCATGAGGGTGGCTCCTGGAAGGGGCGGGTTTGCGCCCGCCCTCTTGGGTTAGCTGGAGATCGCGGAGGCGCCGCACTCGGCGACCGCCATCCACCCCTGGTTGGCAACGAAGGCCGCGCCGTAGAACTTGGCGCCGATGTACCCGCGCTGGCCGCCCGGGTCCGCCTTGTCCTTCACGCCTGGCATCAGCACGATCGGATCGAGCGCCTCCTTGCCGCGCAGTGCCAGGTCGAAGGCCGCATCCTCGCCCATGATGAGCACCGGATAGATGTCGACGTTCGACCCACCCGTCGAGATCAGGCCGGTGGCACCCACCGCGGCACCGCTGTCGATGATGGGCGCCAGTTCCGGGCTGCAGATGAAGCGGTAGTTTTCGCAGCTGCCGAGCTCGTACTCCGAGATCGTGCGCCGGTTGCCGTATTCCGCCACCGGCGTGAACTTCGGCAGGTCGCGCGCGTCGTTTTCGACGTCGACCGGGATGAACACCACGTAGGACGCCTCGATGGGCGCCGTCCCGAACTTCTCGCTCGCGTCGAGGATCGAGGTCCGCATCTTCGCGTGGTTCGACTTCAGGCCCCGCGTGATGCGACGCAGGAACGGCAGCGTGAGCCGCTCGTCCACCGTCGCCCGGCTCGTGCCCCCGGCGTAGAACTTGTTGGTGCACGCGCGCAACGCGCCGTTGCGCACCATCTCGCGCACCAGGCCCATGCGTTCGCCGGTCTGCTTCTTCATCTCGGACGGCATTTCAGGCCCGTCCTCGCTGAGGTCGAGCATCTTGTCCGTCACCGAGTACATGCACATGTACTGCTGGATCTGGACGGTCACGTCCTCTGGGGTCAGCACGTCGGCGTTGGGCGTGACGCCTTCCTGCACGATGTGCGCGATCGGGTCGACGGTGAACCGGTTGCTGTTCGCCAGCGTTGAGCCGAACGGAATCCAGCGCCGGTAGATGATGTACTCGCCACCGTTGCGCGGCATGCGCTTCATACCCATGCCGAGCGTCAGCACTTCGACGGGTTGCGCGTGCGCGAGCATCTCGCCCTTGATCCGGCCGATCCGTTGGGCCGGGGAGTTGAGGGTTTGGGTTGCCACGTGATCTCCTTACCCGGACGCGCGGCGCACCGACCTGTAGCCGGCGGCCATCTCCTCGTCCTCGGTCAGTTTGGGGTCGACCGGCGCGCCGGGGGCGCCCTTGGGCACCACAGCGGCGGCGAGCCGGATACGTTTGGCGTCGGCTGCCACGGGTCCGCCGGTTCGTGCGGGCGATGGCGCGGGGCTCGGTGCCGGGCCTGGGGCCGGGCTCTGAGTCGCCGATCGGAAAGCCTTGAAGTCGTCGAGATAGCCGCCGAGAACGTCGGAGCGGTTCGTGCTCCTGAACTCGTCGCGCTGCTCGGCGCTTTTGGTCTTGAACCAGGCGAGGAATTCCGGCGATGGTTCGTACTTCCCGTCCGCATCCGTGATCGGCTTGCCGTCCGGGCCCTTCGCCGCGATCTCCTGTTCCCAGTTCGGGTGATCATGCTCCAAGAGCCGCTTTTCGAGGCTCTCGATGTGCGCACCCTGGGTCTCCACGGTCTGCCTGAGACCGTCATCCGCGGTCGCGGCCGGCGGTGCGGCGGCGCCAAGGATGCGTTGCAGGCCGGGCAACAGCGCGTCGGCGAGGCTGTCGTAACCGCTCTCGTCCAGTTCCTTGAGCATCGCGCGCTCGACCTTCGCCGCGGCCGCCGCTTCCGGCGTGCCCGCGCGCTCCTTGCTGATCGCGCGTAGCTCCTGCAGCACCGTGTTGATGCCGCCCACCGTGCCCGCGAGGTTGCGTAGACCCTGGTTGATGCTGTCGATGCCCAGGCGGCCCCGGAGGGCGGTCAGTTGCTCGTTCGACAGTGCATCCAACGGGATCGACGCCGCTGGCGGCGTCTCCGGCACCGGCTTCTCGATCTCGCGCTCCAGTTCGGCCGCTGGGTCAGCGGCGATCTCCAGGAACGCCTCAGCGAGCGCCTTGTCCTCTGCGTCGGGCTGGTCGGTGGTGGTTGTGGTCGTTTCGTCGTCCATTTCCATCTCCTGCCCGGCGCCGAGCGGGTTTAGCCGTCGGGGTCAGGCATCTCGTCTGCCGGGGGCGCTTTACCCGCCGCCAGCAACGCCTTCACTTCGCCGATCCTGCCGCGCAGGTCGGCCGTTTCCTTTTCGCTGATGTCGGCATCGTTCTGAATCCGTAGCGACTCCAGGCGGCGCATCAGCGCGGTCTGGATTCGTGCCCACGTTGCCGACAGCAGGTCTTCAGTTGCCAAGCGGTCGTACATATATCACCCGGGAAGGTCCACACCGGCCCCATGGGCTTGTTTCAATAGTCGCTGGCCTTCGAACAGGTCGCGTTCGCGCCGGTCCTTGGTCACGATGTCGAGCACGCGCGCCTTCAACTCGGAAGCCGACAGGTCCTCGCGGAACAGCAGTTCGAGGAGCGTGCGTTTCTCCGCCGCCTCCGCCTCGAGCTTCGCCACGAGCGCCTTGACCTCGGCGTTGATCTGCGCCACCTGGATCTGGTACGCCTGCGGCTGAGGCTGGGCGAGCTTCTGCTCCCACTCCTCGTCCGTGTACTGGATGCGCTTCGGGTCGAAGCGAACCGACTTGGAGAACTCCTCGAACCACTTGGCCGGATTGATCTTGAAATCCGGGTCCTTGACCATCGCGCCCATCTGCGCGATCCAGCGGTTTTGCAGTTCGCGCTCCACGAGCGCCGAACTGCCCCGGGCGTCCACTACAACGTCACCGTTCAGTTCGGGGTCGTCGGCGTGATAGATGCCGATCCACGACACGTACCGCGCGATGTGCGGCTCGGTCACGTGGTCGTCCATCGCTTTGGCATGGGCGCGCAGCACGCCATTGGCGTTGTTGTTCATCATCTCGGCGATGCCCAGCACGTCAGTTGTTTTCCCTCGCTGGCCCTGGAGCAGCAACGGCATGCCGGTGATGTCCTCCGCGATCTTGATGCCGAACTGGATGATGGCCATCAGCTCGGCCTGCCTGATCGGAATTTCCACCGCATGAATGGCGTGCTCGGCCTGCTTCGTGCTCGACTCGTCGTCGATCGTGAACATCTTGACGCCGGTGCCGCCGATCTCCCACTTGTTGTCTACGGGGCGCAGTCCGGCCCTGCGGAGCACCAGGATGAGCGCGCCGAGGCCGGCGTTGTCGAGCATGTTCCGGCAGCCGCCGGTGATGATGCGCTGCGCCGGCCTGATCTTGCGCGACAGGCTCTTGCCATAGCACAGACCCTCACGCGGCGACCACGGCAGGAAGTCGTACGGGAAACTGCCGTCATCGAGCGGGTTCAAGGCCACCCGAATCACGCGGTCGTTGACCAGCGTGGCCATGATCGGTACGAAAATTTCACCTTCTGTCACCGTGCTGCAATCGCAGCCGAGCGCCTCGACCTCCTCCCGGTTGAGCACGCCGTAGAAGTACCAGATCTCGAATTGGCGCTTGTCGATGTTCACATCACGCGGCAGGTCGATCCGGCCCTCCATCGTGTGCATGGCCGGGCCCTCGCGCAGGCACTCCTCGATCTGGTCGTCGAAATAGCCCTGCTGGCCGCGCAACTTGCCCAGGCCGCGCGGGCTCATCCGGTCGCGCTCGAAGAAACCTTCGCCATCCTGGATGTTCTCTCCGCACCCGGGATCGGGAAAGCAGTCCCATACCGACACGCGCTTCGTGGCAGGAACGACCTCCAGCAGCACATCGCCGCCGCGCCGGCGTTTGCGCATGACCGGAAACGGGCCTTTGAGCACGCCGGTGCCGACCCTGGCAGCGTCGTGCAGCAGACGTCGCTGGCTCTTGTGCACGTTGCACTCCGTGAGCCAGTCGTCGATCTTGTCCTGGGTGTTCTTCGCCTTGCGCTTCGCCTCCGTCTTCGCGGCGTCGAGCTGGCGCGCGCGCTCGGTCTGGACCACGGGTTGGCCGGCCTGCAGTTCGGCCTGCTGCGCGCCGACCTGCGTCGCCTCGTCGGACAGCGGCGTAGCGTCAACCGCCCACGCCCGATCATCCGTCGGCAGCAGCATGTCGGCGACGCGGCCCGCAGCGGTATCCACGTACGGCGCCGTGATGTTCAGCAGGACGGTCGAGCGAAACTGGACACCGGCGGGCGGAACCGGGCTGCCGCCGCCTGATGGCGGCTTGCGTGTGCGGTACCGCGCCTCCTCTCCCCGGTTGGCGTCGTCCACGCCCTCGTATGCTTCTTCGTCCTCCCACCACTCCAGTTCGACCCCGAGCGCCGCGCGGCCGTTGATGTACTCCTGCCGTTTCGCGGTCAGCGTACTGGCGAGGGCGGCCAAGACCTCCCCGCGTTGGCGCTGCGCCGCGGCGCGCTGCTCCGCGAGTGCCGCCAGTAGCGCCTGACGCTCGACGTCGGTGAGCGTTTCCGCGCGCGCCCCATCGAATCCCTCCTGGAGCAACTGCTCCTCGGCGGCTATCAGGTCGTCATCGTCGTCCATGTTCGTCCCAGCACCACAGGAGAGGGACCGGGCCGCGCGCCCTGTGGTCAGGCACGCGGCCGCATGGCCGGGCGACCCGGCGCCGGGAGAAATCCGTCAGAGCTTGCGCAATCGTAGTGCGGCGAACACCCAGCGTGACCACCAGGGTTTGGACAGAAAACCCCCGCAGCGGCCGGCCGGCGGCAAGATCAGCGGCCGCCTGCTGGCGCAGGAACTCCGCGAGACGATCGCGCGGCGTCACCAGGCGACCCCCCGGTCGAACGGTTCGCGCGCTGCAACCAGCGGCTCGTCGTCCTCGTCCTCGATCGCTGGGCTCGCGAAGCTCAGGCACAACGAGTCGAAGCGATCGCCAGACTTCACGCCGCGTTTGCGCATCTGCTCCTTGCTCTCGATCCAGATCAAGCCGCCCCGATAGTCCTTGCGGATGCTGGCGGCCTGCAGCTTCAGCTCAGGATCGTTCGGCAGGTGGTTCGGGGCATCCTTCAGCCACGCGACCACATCGCTGACGAGCCTAGCGCGCAGGTTGCCGTGAATGCCGTCCTCGACCGAATCACCGACGTTGACTCCCACGACCTTGCGCTTCCACCCCTTCACCCGCTTCAGCTTGTCCGTGACGCCGCCGCCTACCCCAATGTCGTCGATGCAGATGGCGCCGAACTTCTTGATGCCGCCGACTGAGTTGACGTACTCGATCACCTTGCCGGCCACCTGTTCGGTATCAAGTTTGCGCCAGCACTGCTGAAGGAGCAGCGCGCGGTGCTTGCGATCCGACATCACCGACTCGGCGGAGCCGAAGCGGGCCACATCGACGCCCAGGAACCGCGGGCCCTCCAACGAGACGGCGGACTTCGGCGTGTTCTGCGCGCGCTCGATCAGTTTCGGGTCGACCGCCTGATTGTCCACGGCGGCCGCATAGTCGATGTCGATCTCCTGCGCCACGACCACCGGATCGTTGATGTTCGCCTTCTTCGCTTCGTACCACTCCGGTCCCTTGCGCGGATCGTCGCGCCAGTGGAACGTGAAGGTCGAGATCACGCCCGATGTGCGCTTCCGGTAGAACGGCGTGTCCATGCCGGGCGCGGTGCTCACGTCGATGCGACAGTTCGTCGTCTCGGCCAGGGCCGCCTCGATCAGTTGCGGGTGCTCGAGGAAGCCCGCCTCGTCCACGAAGTAGATCGAAGTACGGTTGCCGCGTCCGATGTTGTCGCCTGCCTCGCCCACGATCACGTTGCCGTTGGCCGGGTTGCGCAACAGCATATACGTGGCGTGCTTGCGCTCGTCGTACCCAGCCGGCCTGAACTCGGGCGGAATCCCGGCGATCGCGCGACGCAGCTTCGGGAAGATCGCCTTCGGATCGCCGATGTTGTCGACGTACTCCTCCTTGCGGCTGCCGAACCCGACCACCGCGCCGTCGACGAACAGCCACATGCACAGCGCGATCCAGCAGCACAGCCACGTCGCCCCGCTGTCGCGGCTCTTGTCGCAGATGCCGTTGCGCTGCTGGCGCCAGAGGTTGTAGACCCAGGTGACGAACTCTTCCTGGCGCTGGAACATCAGGAACGGGATGTTCGCCGGCAGGCCGCGCTCCGGGTTGCGCGGCTCGTGCGTGATCGCCCAGTCGTTGATGAACGAATGCCAGTCCTCCGCGTACTGCTGCCGCAGCGGTTGGACCAGTTCGGGATGCGCCCGAAGGCGACGCAGCATCGCGAGGCGACGCTCGTACACCGGCCGGTAGTCCGGCGCCTGCCAGTTCCACCCGGGCGGCAGGTGCGATGCTCGCTCAGCTGGTCGGCCGTCGTCCATCGGTCAGCAACTTCCGAGCGCCAGCCCAGGCCCTCATCCTGTCCAGCAGAGTTGAAATGTCCTCGATCATCATCTCCTCGATACTGTATAGGGCCTCGGGCGGCTCCAGCGTGATGTACCTGACGCGCCCGATCGCCCCGGACAGCGGCGACAGTCGGACGAACGCCGGCCGGTGCATCAGGCGCCAGAACTCGGCCGTCGAGACCACGACTACCTCCATTCACGCCTCCACTTCCCGGCATTCCCACTTGCCCGACTTCAGCTTCCGCCAGCCGTGCACCACGATCCGCCAACCAGCCGCCCGTACCGCCGCGGCATGCTCGGCCTGGGCGATCTTCGTCACGCGCGCGGCCACGTTGCTACCGCTGGTCGCTTGCACCGCCAGCGTCTCGTGGCCGCGCAGCGCCAGCAGGTCGACGAAGCCGAACAGGTCTTGCCGGATGCCCGCGTACGCGTTCCACCGCTCCACGATCGCCACCGTATAGCCGGCCGCCCTCAGCCTGGCGAGACTGCGCTGGGTGGGGCTGGCGCCTCGCCGCTTGCGACGAGCGCCTCCCACGTCTCCGGCGGCGCCGTCCGTTGCAGGTGCGCCAGCATCGCCAGCCGGCCACTCGGATGGGTCGAGCGGATCAGGCGTCGGCAGCAACACGCCCTGTTGATCAGATACAACCCGCTGTTGGTCTCGCACAGCTCGCATGCCATCACCACGTCCGTGTTATGCGCTCGCCGTCCTTCGTAGGCTCGACCGCATCCCTGGTCAGGTGCGGCTGGCCGCAGATCGGGCAGGTGCATGTTCCGAGATCGCGTGGCCGACCCATCACGATCCGCGCCAACTGCCACATCAACCATGGTGTGAGCACCGCGCAGGCGCCGAGGTACACGCCGACCAACAATTCGGTCATGGCATATGCCGTTTCCGCATGCAACCGCAGGACTTTACGTTGCCGGATCGCAGATGGCCGGCTGAAACGTACGTTTCGCCACCGCAGTCGCACCTGCAGTACCAGCTAGGACTGGAATTGGTCGATGGCAAGGCAGGACCCTCACACAGGGCAGTGAGCATGCCGAATCGCATGCCTTTCAGGTTGTGCTTGTTGTACTTCACACCACGGTTCGGCTCCGCGCGCCGCTGAATGTCCGCACTTTCCCGCCACCAGGTCATCGCACCCTCATCAAGTGCAGATCGGTGCACGTCCGCGCCCGGCGCGCGCACCAGATCACGTCCCGCTGCTCGCGCACGATCCGCGAGCCGTCCTCGAGCTCGACGACAACCGCCCCGTCCGGCCTGATCGACCAGCAACCGGTCCACATCCACGGGCCCAGCACCAGGAAAGCAATGACCCGGTGCTGTCCGCGCGCGCACCCGCCGCGCGTGGCCTGCAGGTGCGCCTCAAGGTAGTCCTTGTGCAGGATCCCGATGCTGCGATAGGGCTCGATGCCTGCCCCAGCGACCGGCAGCGCCGCTGTGGCGAGAATGGCCGCCACGAGGTGCCGGAGATAGCTGCTGGCAGTCATGCCAATTCCCGACCGCTCACCACGATCTCATGGAACTCTGCCGCAGGAACTTCATCGTGACCGCCAGTGACTTGCCAAACGACGAACCACTCATTGTTGAAGGTGAGGGCTCGCTCCATGCTTTCTGGCCGGCCTTTCATCAGGCTTGCCGCGCGCACGATCGCCGGCGGGGCGGCTGCGGCGAGGATCGCCACAAGGAGGGAACGTCTGGCAACGATCATTCCAGCACCGCTTTGGCGACAACCTCAGGCGTCGATCTGGCGCGGGTCAGGCACGTCGACGATCACGAGGTAACGCGTCGCGCCGGCCATTTTGTTCGGTGCACCATGGTTGCCGTACACGACCGGCGGCCTTTCCTTGTTCGTCGACCACGGATACACGTCCATCACGAACTCGAACTTCATCATGCCCCCCACAGCACGCCAGCGAGCCACGCCAGCAGGTTGACCACCGCGCTCGCAGACAATGCCAGTACCGACCCGATCACGAACCCCACGGCCAGGTTGCGGGCCACGTCCCGCCGCGTCATCGCAGCGGCTCCCATCCCACCATCGGATTACGGTCGGCCCTGGGCTCGAACGGCAGATTCCTCTGTACAGCGGATTCGTTGGCTCGATCCGCGGCCACTGGAACCCAGCTCTCTGTCTCGGCGTTCCACTCGAAGATCTCGCGCCCTCCCAACGAGGCAACGAGCCGTCCCTTCCCGGCGTACCGAATCCCGTACTCCGCGGCCACGCCGGCATCCGGCAAGACCTGGAGCGGCGTCGGCTCAAGGCATCCCCATACACGACTGGGATCTGGGCTCAGGACGCCAGCCACGAACGTTACGGCAGGAACTTCCTTGACGGGATGTACCGCCATGCTTTCATGACTCATGAACTCATCCCTCCATGCTTTTCCTGCTCAGGAACTCGGGAACTCTCCCCCGTTGATCAGGTAGTGGTACGCCTGCTCCGGCGTCATGTGCGCCACCGCGACCGGCGGCGCGCCGGGCAACCCGCCCATCTTGACCTCCTGCTGCTCTCGCCAGTCCTCCGCCGCGCAGTTCTTCAGGGCCAGGAGCTTGTAGTTCATCTGCGGCGCATTCGTTTCTTGCGCCGCAGCACTCTCGATCCACAGGGCCCGGGCGGCCTTGGCCGCTCGCACAGCTATGGAAAATTCCGGGTGTACCGATGCCCATTCGGTGATGGTCTCCCGGCCGACGCCGATCAGCCCGGCAAAGGCGGTGAGGCTCTGACCGGTAGTCCTGGCGTGCTCCACCACCACGCGGACGAACTCGGGACGGTACTTCGTCGGGCGGCCCACCGGCCGCGCCTGGACAGCCGTTGGCCCGGCTGACGCCCGCCCAGCTCGTTTTGCTACGACGCGCTTCGGCGAGCCCTTGCTGGCTGGCTTCTTCCGTTTCGGCTTGGCGGGTGGCGATTTACGCATGGGCGGTGAGGAGAAACGCCGCCCGGGCATCCCCCGGGCGCGGCTTCGGTGAGGGGGGAGGAGACGGGAGGAGGATGACCCCTCATCGGACGGCCGCGCCAGGACTACGGGAGTCGGGCGGCGGGAAATCGTGGGGAAGGGCGTCCGGAAACAGGCGGCAGAACGCGCCCACGCAATCGGCGAAGGCGACCAGCGCCAGCGGGATGCCGAGCACCCACTGGATCCAGTACCCGACCGTAACGAGGTAGGTGGCACTGAGTCCTCCTATCGCGTACGCGACGATGCGGATGTAGCGCATCCGCTCGATCAGGTGGTGTTCGGTGATGCTGCGGTCGCGCAGGATGGCCGCTTGCAGGCCGATGGAGGCAAGGCACAGCAGAATCAAGGCGTAGATCATGATGGAGGGTCCTTTCGACCCCCGCCGCGCAGTGCGTCGAGTATGCGCTGCCAGGATCCCAGGGGGTCGGTGGCGATCCCGGCGCCGATCACCTTGAGGCCGCGCAGCACGTCGTCGGCGATGAAGCCAGAGCCGGCGATCAGCACTCCCTTGAGGGTATCGGCCATGTCGACCTCGTGCAGCAGCAGCGAGGCGATGGCGCCGACCAGGACCGCCGCGGCGAGCGCGGCAACCCATTCCCCGATCGAGCCGTACTTGCGTTCGATCAGGCCACGCAGGAAGGCAACGACAAGGCCGACCACGGCGCCGACGGCGGCGGCCTTGACCACGACCCAGGACACCAGGGATTCGAGGATCTCGTGCGCAGTCATTGCAGCCTCGGCCATGCGCGATAGCACAGG